CCAGGAACATCAGGTGGGCTAGCGGCTATTACAAGAGTAATAGGGAAATCTGCACGTTTCTCAATTAATTGGAGCATACGTAGTCTAACAGCAGCCCCTAATACTATTAATGGTTCCATTTCTTCAATTACTACATTTGGTGCTCCAGCTGTTCCGCTAGCGTACACCCCATAGTTATCATCATATGCAATTGAGGGATAATAGACAGTATAAAGATTACCCCCATCTGGTATTACATATCCTTTGTCACCATATACGTAAAATACAGGACTTTTAGCGGTTGCCTTAAATAGGGAGTTACTATCCTCGTATCTTTCTCTAGATTTTGCATGTACCTGATGTGCTTCATAGCCATCTTTATCCGCATACAGTATCTTACTAGAACCTCCCAGCAAAACGCCATTACCATTTGTGTCTTCTCTTTTGTAAGTCATTGACTCTAAAAGTAACGGGTGAAGTGTATTTATAATTTCTCTCGCAATGTCTTTTAAAGCGTTACTTATTGCGGCTGTATCGCTAAGGCTACCTATGAGTTCCTCTATACGTGTTTGATATGTAACTGCTATTGCCATACTAATCTTTCCTTAATTTAAAAGCAGGTTTGAGGCAGGCCATATTAAGACCTGCCTCTAGCTCTGCTATAATCAGATACTCATTGTCTAAGAATCGATGAGCTTCACTACTGGAGTAGAGGAAGTTTGAGCACTACATACGCCATAGACATGCCATCTTGAACCGTCACTAATTAGATGGACCCAATCACCTGCGTCAGCACCCTCACTTTGATCAAATCGTATCCTAGTATTTGAGGTACTTGCTGATGCGATTACGACAGGATCGCTTGCAGAGACAATATAGCCAACAAAACTATCACTTGCTGACGCTCGTACTATGTCCACATCCTCTGTTGCTTCATTTCCGATTGCCTTTAAGATAAAGGAATATTCACATCCTTTATTTGCGGCAGCTGGTAATGTCACCACCAATGCTGCGTCTTCGACACCACTACCATCTAGTATGATAGTTTTTCCACTATCAGCCATACCTAATGTTGCACTAGATGTTACATCCCTTACGGCTGCGCTTGTTCCGCCAAAATAAGGTCTAGCCATGATTTAGCCTCCTTATGCTGTGACTTTCATCAAGTTATGCGATTCGATAAGCGAGATTCCGATGCCTTCATCAGAGAAATACTGATCTTTGACACCATCATATGCGTTATCACTCTTCACATTAGCCTGGAACATGGGTGAACGGTACTGAGCATGGAACATGTTACCATCTTCGATAACCAACATGTAGCCATTGTAAGGGCCTCTTAACGCAGGCGTTGGTATTAACTGGAGTACGCCATGAGGTGTTTCTAAGACTTTATAGTTAAAGCCTAGTGAATCACGTTTCATGTCGCCCAGATTAACTGTCCAGCCTGAATTACCAGCCATACCCTCAGAACCAGCCATTTTCGACCAGTAGCTTAATGCACCAGATCCGCAGAAGGCACGTTTTACTCCAGAATCTGGAACATACTGGAATACCTTCTCCATGTCATCTACGAAATCACTATAGGAGTATGAAGCTTCTGAGATAGTAAATACTGATTGATCATCACCAGAAGAAGCACCGTATTTATTTAGTGCTGATACCATACCATATGTAGTCCGTACTTTCTTACCGCCACCGTCATCTACGCCGTCATCACCAAAAGACTCTCCAGATTGGTCTAGGTTAGTCCCTCCTACCCTTTGGCCGAACAAAAATGCACGTTCTTTCTGCATTTTGTGTTCCATGCTTTTCTGTGAACGAAGACGAGCAAGTTCTGAGCTTTCTCCTCTGAGAGAAGCCTGTAACAGCGTACCAGTAATTTCAAGAGGTGTCTTGAAAATCTGAGTCGAGTTATAGACAACCTGCAGTTCGTCAGCCCACGCTTCAGGCGCTTCTGTTCCTTCGCCGTGTGCGTTACCTATCACTACTAACCAGTCATGTGCTGCTATATCAAAATCAGTACCTGATAAGTTACAGATCTCGAAATCGGAATTAGAGCCTTCTCTTATCAGTACGCTACCTTTTGAACTTGTGCCAGTAATATCACCACCCCCAGCACCATTCCAGACAGCACCTGATGCCCATACCTCACAAATAAGTCCAGCCCATGAGCTGTACTCTGTTGTGTTTAAACCATCACCACCTTCAAGGCCGATTGTTGCTTCTACTGCTGGGAGATCTTGTGCTGTCCCATTAGCTAGTAAGTCGGAAACCGCCCCCGATAGCTGGATTTTCTGGACTACCCAAGGATTACGATGCTCAAACATCTTAAAAATAGGATCATTTAAGCTTCTTGTCTCTCTATTAGATAATACAGTTGTAAAAGGAGCTACATCTGTCCACAACTCTTTTACAACCTGTGGATCAATGTAGAAGTCACGCCTGTCCAGGTATAATATACCAGTCGAGCCTCCTGTACCTAGGGTTTTAACAGCCATTGCTAATCCCTCCTATTCTATCGTTTATAATTTAGTAACCCATCGTTGAAGAGATCTTCCGCAGATTTAGGAGACGGAGACTGTCCAGTTTGAACAGCTGCAGGTGTGGGCGCCTTTAGACGCTCCTGCTGATCCATCATCTGACGTTTTCTATCTTCGGTCTTTCTTTGGGTGGGAGCCCCCTTTAAAGATTTATAAACGCGATACATGTTTTCTGGTGTTACCTCAGCGGGATTTGATAGCCATTGAACGAATTCATTGGCCTCACTCTGAGTAGCACCAAAAGACTGAGCAGAGGTTCTTGCATTAGAAATAATAGCATCAGTACGCTGCTGTTGAGCTTGCATACGATATGCGTTCTCTCGCTGAACATCCGCATGTTCAAGAGCGGCTATTTTATCAACAAGATAACCCTGCATGTTTGCGTTATACTTAAAGGACTCACTTTCTGGGTCACTATATGCGTCTACCTCGTTATAACTTGACGGTTTAGTAGGCTGTATTGGCATCTTCGATAGGTCTTCAGGGTTCATTTGTTGATTACCCTGAGGTTGGCTATTGGAGAATGATTGCGATTGCCCTGTAACACGCTGTTCCAACATATCCATAATATCTGGATTTTGTTGAAGGGCATGTTCTAATGGTGCCATTGTATTCTCATAAAATGACACCTGTCTTTGCAAATCGCTCTTCTCATTCGACAGCTTATCATGCTTACTTTGCCAAAATTCATGTCGACGAGGATCGTCTTTAGGCTGGGAATCGTCGCCTATTTGCGGTTCTAGTTCATCACCCGCAGCAATAGACTCTTCCGTGATCGTACCAAAGCCCCCTGTAACATCGAATTCATCAATGCTCTCAGCCTGGATATCTATACCTTCAGTAGGTATCTGTGTATCTTCTATCGGGAACTCAGCGGCATCACGTGTCTCTAATTGTGCATCCATTTTACTCTCCTTGGTTATTTGTAGTTACTACCACAGCAACAACCTTTCACTAATAATTTTCATCTTATTTAAAACCTATCTTCTACCCAATCTCTAGCTCTGCCAAATAACCTTCCTTCTCGGCCACCTTGAAATAGACCCTTATTATCTCTCCATCTGTCTCTTAAAGCCAGTGGATCATATACTTGTTCTATTTTCTCTGGTGCAAAATTTGGTACACGTGGACCCATACTACTAGCTATACCTGGCATACGGCTTAATGCACGTATTTTAGCTGCAGCCCTATTCTCAGCAGCTTCCTGAACTTTTAATTCTCTTCTACTAGACGCACGATTTCTTGTATCTTCCATTTCGACTTGCCTTTGTATACGACGCTGATCGCTAATAGCTTGTCTTTCTGAGAGTCTATCTATACTAGCCTCTCTTCTATCTGTTGCTCTTTGTCTACTGGCTCCTCTTCTATTTAATGCTTTTAGTCTACTAGCCTCTCTTCTTTCTGATGCTCTTTGTCTCGCAGCTAATCTAGGATCTATGGGCCACTCATCCATATTTGGATTATCAATAAGATTCTGAGCCTGTCTTTGTTTCACCAGTGCATCATAATCAAAAGGAGTCATATCTTCAGTCGAAGTTATGTTTCCAGCTATCCCCCTTGAATATGGCGGGGGATTAAGCATTAAAGAATTATAATCCATAGATGGATCAGATCCTCTCATGCCTGGAGCATTAAGCCCTGTTTCATAATAAGGGTCACTTTGTTCATAATAAGGGTCACTTTGTTCTTGGGTATTCTTTGCCATTAACGCAAATAGTGGGTTCATAGTGGTGTTATCCTTTTGGCTTCTTTCTCAGCAGCTTTAGTTTCTTCCTTTAGCTTTTTTAGTTCATCTCCAGCCCTAGCTTGAAATAAAGATGAGGTCATTTCTGCTTTTGCCTCAGCCTTGGCCAGCTTCTTTTCAAATTCTTTTACTTCCACACGTTTCTTGTCGTGCATACTTTCTCGTTGAGCAGTCTGTAAATCTCCTTTTAGTTTCTTTATCTCTTCGCCTGCCTGCTGTAGTTGTCCTTGTAGCTGCATGATCATATCCTTGCGTTTAAGGACACCCTCAACGTCAGCTACATCTGTTTGTTTTAGTACCTCTATCTGATCAATAATACCTGTCTGATATAGCTGCATGTAATATTCAAACCTTGCCCAACGATTAGATGGTAATGTTGATCCTGTAATGACTATTACATCGTATTTACCAGTAGTAACGTCATTAATCTTTTCTATAACTTCACCTGTAAGCTGATCGTGAAGATTATAGTTTATAGAAATTTCTGAGGGAGCCATGTTAGGATTTATAAGGCGTACTATCTTCGTCTCTGTATAATAGGTCTGAATCATTTGAACTATTACCTTAGCTAGCTGGTTTACTCCGTCTTCGATATCATCACGCTTAGATTTAATACGACGCTGCCCATATTCATCGAGGGCAATAGTGCCCTTATAGGTTTGAGGAGCTCCTTCTGCTTGCCCCTGCATCATAGCATATATACCAAGAATTCGTTCAACATCTGCCTTTGCATCTGCCTCATTCTTATAAAGTTCATTAGGGAGGGGAACAGGGCCTGCTACGATAGGTTGGCCAAGTTCTGGATCAAATTCGATGACAGCAGTACCCGCTCTAGCCCATTCTTCTTCCAATCTTTGTTTATCCATAGATCCTCTAGGTATAAGAAGCTTAACATTCGTAGAACTAGACGCATGTGCTACAATAAGAGAACGTATTTTATTAATATATTCTTGTAGTCCCCTGACTATACGAACATCGCTTTGCGGATAGGGATTTCTATGGAAACCATTCATAAGCGTAACTATTGGATATGTATCAACAGGAAGTTCATGTTCATATAGACGCTCATCGCCAACACACAGCATGTGTACTATCCTATTGAGCAGTACATTATTGCAGACGATCTCCTTGCGTTTTTCGAGCAGTTTCTTAGTGATCCCCTGTATAGAAACAGTTGTTTGACCATTTGGATCCTCACCAGGTAATGTTACCTGTTGTCCAGATGCTTCGTCTATTTCAGTATGAAAGACCATACCCATAGAGTCATAAATACCTAAAAGGTTTGCTACTTGATTCTTTTCAGTAATAATCTCTTCTTTCCCATCAGGAGTAGTGACAATAAAGGCGGGCTCTTCTAAATAAGCCTCATATTGTCTATCTGTAAGTATTTTCTCTTCATTGCTATATGGATCATAGCAATGCCAAAGAGGTTTTCTAATTTTAGTATATCTATCCATAACCTCTAATTCTACGTCATTATCAGCAACACGCTGTCTTTGAGAGATATCCTGTGGTGATAACTGTTCATCAAAGAGCCCAAACCGCGAGGTAGAGGAGCCAGCTATATAACTAGTCTCTTGGGCTCTATCTATGATGTCTGCATAATCTGGATAAAGATTCTTAAGCTGAGAACGCATTATACGTTTAGCTACAATCATATGTGTAGAATCACTTGCGAAAGGACTTTTACAGCTAGGATCTAGATACAGATCAAAAGGATTAATAGAACGTAGGAATATTTCACCCTTACCAAAATCTTCATGAGGATCGTAATAAGCCATTAGAGCCCCCATGCCTTTGACATAATAATCGTCTATTGCCTGCTTTAATTCCATATTACCGCTAGAGTTGTCCCAAATATAGGTCATAAGGTCAGAAAAGGCCTTCGCAGTCTTAATATCGGAATTTTCACGTGCAGTGGCCTGGAAACGTGGTTTATTCGCAGTTAGAAGGGCTTTTGCCTGCTCTACTGCTGGAAGGATAACATTGACTACTACAGGCTCTTGATTGCGGTCTCTAAGAGAATTAACCTGTTTAGTAGACCATTGCTTGCCAGCACGAAATTCATTATCCTCCGAGGCCTGTTTAAACCACGCAGAACGAGCCGAAGAGTATTCCTGTAGTAAATCTTGTGTTAATTGTACGGATGGGTCTTTAGCTGGCATAACACTCCATATAATTAAGGTTCATGAACGTGCAATTTTACGCATAAATATTGATAAAGTTTCATGCAATGAGCCAATCTGAAGTACGTTCCTTCTTTTTACGGATAATTTTGACCTTTTCCTCAGATATTTCGGTGTGATAGGGAGAATAGACATTTTTAGTAGCATAGTACAGACCATCTAGTAAATCGTCATTTCTACCTCTGGGATACAATAAGAGCTCATCTTTTAGCTCCTGCATGTCTTTTTGTATATATAGCTTCTTCTGAGCCATAAACGGCTGCATGGTTTCTAATCTGTAGCTTTTTGCGGTCCTAGGTCGCTCCTTAATTTCCAATCCTGGTATAAACAGCCCTTCTTCATCGCATCGTCTTCTCAGATATTCCCTAAGCATCTCCTGATAGCCAACTGATTCGATCCTAGTCTTCTGAGGTTTATAGATATTGTAGTAATTTTCTCT